GCATATTCAGCATCGTCTTTAAGATATACTGGTGAGTCAAACTCAAAAGTTGTTGCAGAAGAAGCATCAGTTGATACATTAATCTCTTCTGGTTTCAGAACTTTTTGTGCAAGTACTTTGTTTGATGGATGTCCATCAACAGTATCAGTCAACTGAACATATACAGGTCGTGTACCAGCGGTTTGGAAGAACAAGTCAACTTTAGTAATGAATGCACCTTCTTCACCTTGGTTAATAAATGTCTGTGCGAGTGGATCATGACCTCTATTTCCTCTTCTTGGAGGTGGAGGTGGTGGATCAGCAACAAACGAACTTGCAATTTGTCTTGTGGAAGTATTAACACCCCCACGAAGTTCTCTACTAACAGTTCTTTCTCTTTGAACTCTGTCACGAACAAACTCTGCTTTTCTTACATTGAGAATTGTTTGTTCTCTCTCTTCTGCGATACCAGTTGCAGAATAAATTCTTTCTGCGGCTGATGTAAACGTACCAGTTGTTTTTTCGTTATTGACATTATCAATAAGTCTGAATACTCTTTCACCAGTTCTGAAGCGAAGTGTATCTGTATTTGGAAGATAGAAAACTCCACTAAATTGACCAATAGAATTAGTTACTAGATTGGAAGAGTTTGTAAATACTGTTGGGTTGGTTGTTGTTGAAGTACCACCATTAATTTCTGTAATAGTAACTTGGTTAACTCCACCACCATTTACACTTTTTCTACTTACTGTACCAGTACAAACATCACTTACAGCAAATCCATTAATTATGTTTGTTGCGTATATTTCTCTAATTGATGTACTGCCTGGCCCTTCCATTGCAACGTGACAAGAAGCCTGAAGTCTTTGACAAGAACCACCAGATGAATATGAACTAACAGTACCCAGCACACTACCATCAATATTTGTAATTGTAAAGGTATTTGCTGAAGTATTAACAGAAGTAACAAGATAATTATTTTGTAAAGAATTTCTAAAGTTCAATTGTGTTGAACCACTAATACTACTAAGTTGTACATGGTGTCCAGGCCGTATACCTGATACACTTGCAACGGTTATTGTTGCAACAGTCGTACTGTTTTTAACAACACCAGAAATATTAGTTGCAGTTTGAGTTTGGTTACGAATAATGTCACCATAGTTAAATGCATTTGCAAAATCATCTTCACCGTCTGTAAAACGAGCAGAGTCAGTACTACCACTTGAGCCAGGCGATTGAATATCTTTAGGACTAAATCTAATGTTTGAACCATTGACTTTGAAAATATCAGCAGGACGAACAAAGTTACTTACATCTTCATTATCAAAGAATGCATGAACTCTTGTTTTTGGTTTTAGGTTTCCTACGTTTACAGATATTGGTCGAGAACGCATGAAAGGAATCATAGAGATACTAGTAATTCTATCTCCAAGATTATTTGATTCCACTGTAGACTGCATAGTAGTTCTAATACCAGAACTAACTTGTCCTACTTGTTGTGAGAACACCTGTCTACTCTGAACTGTTTGTGTAGTTGTGAATTGTGTACCACCACGAACCCTTTGAGCTGAAGTATTATTTCTACGAGATAGAACTTCTGTTCTAGTTGGAACTCTACGTCCATACCAGTTATCCTGCCATGAATTCCATACTGTTCCTGTTACACCAGCTGCATCTGCAAGTTCACGAATAACATCAAAGTTATTATCGTCATTCACAACTACGTCTGGACGGCGTTCAACATCATTCCAATCATCTGAATATGGAACTAAGAAAATCTCACCAGTAAATGGTGCAACCTTATATGGGTTTGTATCAAAACTATCTGAAGCAAATGGATTCTTAATATGTTCTTCTGATGTATATGGAAGAGTAACAATTCCGTCTGGATGCATTGTATAATTTGCAGAAGATCTACTTGCATCACTGGTAACAGATTCAAGCATCTGTACATTATCAGTAAATGCCTTTGGACGAGCTTCACGTTCAGTCATGTCAACTGCAATATTATAATCTGTATTTTGAATATCACCAATAATGTGTCCAGTGAAGTTGTCTACAACAAAACCATTCTTTAGTCTATCAAATCCAGCAGAGTCTTTAATTACCAAATCAGCAGTTTCTTTTTCTAGAAGATTGAGAGATGTGTAGTACTCTAGATTTGTAATTCTCTTATCAAGTTTACCAATGTCACGCATTGTATATCTACGATTATCAAGTTTAGTAACTTGAACTTCATTCAACGACACGACATATGGTTCATAAACCATTTCAAATAGAACCATTCCACTGTCTGGTTGTTGTGGTTTCTGTGGATCAAGAGCTGGTACACCTTGAATAATATCAAATCTACCAAGTCTATCCATGAACATGATATCCATTCTTGCGAGGAAGAATGAGAAGTCTGCTTCCATGTTTGTACCGATAGCAGGAAGTTCTGAAACAACAGCAGTTGCATTTGTAAAGTTTGCACCAGTGTCATCAATACGAGGTCTAAAGTCAATGCAGTCTCTTAGTTCAAAGAAACTACCATCACCGTTTGCAGATGTGTAAGTTGGAATAGCAGTGTAATCTACAACACCATCATAGGAGTCAACAGAAAAGTAATCACCAGCACCATGTGTAAAGAAATCGAATGTAACACGCAACGCACCAGTTGGAGCTGGTTGTCCTGGCTTTAGTTTAATTCTTGCGAGATCATAGAATGCATCTCTCTGTCCACCATCAAAATCATATCTCTCTGTGATATCAATTGCACCAGAAGTTGCATATGCACCAAATCCACTGGGTTGCATTGAAACACTTGTAAGTTTAAATCCATCTGCCTTTCCAAGTGTAACCTCTGTTGATTGTACTGAAGTTTGACCAGTGATATCAACTGTAGCAGCAGACTGAAGTGTTTTAGTTTTTTCTGTAGCGTCATTTGCAGATACACGAATAGATGCAATCAATGTAACTGTGTCACCATTTGCCAATACATTAGTAATACCAGCATTAAGTCCACTAAATGTTATTGTTCTATCCGAACCACTCAATCCCATTTTTGCACTAGTGATATCAACAATGTCACCAGCTGAACGAGGACTTGCCCCTGTTGCAACAACAAGAGTATAGTTTCTCAAGTCTGAAATAGGTCTGAATGTTTCATCTGAACCAGCAACTGTAAATGAAACTGAGTTTGTTGATACGGTTGCAGGCGCAAACTTTCTTCTTACTGTATATGCAGTAGACTTTTCGTTGTCTGGGTTTGAAGTTGAGTCACCACGAATTTTTCTAACTCTGAAAAAGTTTGTTGGGAATACAAGTAACTTTTGATCTGGACGAACAAGTTCTGCTTTAAATCTTTTGATTGTACCACCAGAGACAGCAGCTGCACCATTAGCATCTAGTGTAATTGCTTGTTGTCCACCAATACTTGCGACAGAACCAATGAGTGTATCGTTGAGGAAAATAACATCACCAGTTTCAACTTCTTGTAAGAATACTGTACCAACACCAGTAATAGTAGTACTACCTGTTGTAGATGTTGCAGTACCAGTTAGTGATACGAGTGTAGGACTTATGTTTGCAGTAAAGGTTGCACCAACATTATCTACAGATTTCACATCTCTTTCAAAATCGAAACCAGCATTCATGTTGATATCGAAGAGTCCAAGTTTAAATTTCTTTGTCGCAAGTGTACCCTGATAGTCACCATCGTGTAGAATAAATGAACGAGCTCTTGCAGAACCAATCTGTGTATTCTGTCCTAAATCTTCATATAATCTGATAACTTCAAACTCATCAATCTCTGGTACACCAGACACAGCTGTTACGAGAACAAAATTACCGATTGGTGTTTGAATTGGTTTATCGTTAACACGACCAAATGTTCTTGGTTTATCAGTCTTGACAAACTGAGTTGTCATAGTTTCTAGTTCATAACCTTCAACATATGCTTTGCCAGGCTCAACTGCGAATACTAATTTAGATTCCTCACCACCAGAAGCCTGAGTATAGATACCACGATTTGTTCCATCGTTTAGATGTTCACGAGTTTCAGAAAGGAATGGACGAACTTCATAGTTACCACTTTCATCAAATGTTCTACGAGCAAGTGTATGTTCCAACTCAGCATAGTCTGCATACTTTTTAAACTTTTCAACAGTACCTTGATTAACACGAGCAAGTTCGATGAAGTCGGTGTCATCAGTTGCAGTAAGAGTTTTCTTTGATAAGGTAAGATTGATTTTAAATCTGTGAGCGCCTGGCGCATTTGTGTTTGATGTTCCAGTTGCATTATCTAGAAGAGATGCATCTTCTTCAGGTGAAACAAAACTTTCTGCAATAGTCCAACCAACTCTATAAGAAGGAGTTGAACTATACTTGTCTAAAAGTATAACCTGTTCTGAATTTTCTACAAAGAAACCATTGACAAAGTAAACACCTTTGTGTACAAGTATAGCAGAACCAGTTCCTACTGGATCGTTTGTCGATTGAATATTTGCACCAAGTTCTGTTACTTGATTTGTTGTTAGTAGTGGGTTTAGTGCAGTTGTATTATCAGCATTTGTTGCAAGAACAGTTTCACCAGACGCAAATGTTTTTGTCTCTCCATCTGTACCACTATCTTCATACTTGAAATATATTGTTAAAGGATCATCACCAGAAGCTGCAACTGTACCAATTACTTTTGCTTTGACACCAGTTGTTTGTCCAGTAATAATTTTGTTTTGAAAATCTGTTCTATAACCTTCAACGTCTTGTGCATTGTAAATTGATTCAACTTTAAGATATTCATATTCCATGTCGATATTAATATCGCCTGGAATTACCATAGAACCTTGTTCAAAAACATGTTCACCAAAGTTATTAAGTTGTCTTTGGATTACAGTTTGTAATTGTGTAAGTTCACGAGCCTGAATTGAAAAGCCAGGACGAAACATAACACGATGAAAGTTCTTGGTTGAATCAAAGTCATCATAGTATGGGTTTACGTTGAAGTTAGTAGCCATTTATTTCACATTCCTATTATGATTAGAATTCGACAACAATTTTTATATCTTCTGTTTGGTCAGAAGCACGAGAAATTGGTCTACGATTTTCTACATAAATTAATTTTCCACTATCTGGTTCTAGTTCTGGAAGGGCAAACCCTCCACCACCAGATGTGAATGCAATAGATCCACCATTACTTAGTGTTTCCGTTGGTGATGTATTTGCTGGAGTTCCAGTAGCACCAGATGTACCACCTGTAATAGTATTAGTTCCAGTAAATGCAATGTATTGTTGATATGTCGAAGATGAACTATTTGAGTTAATACCATAGTTTAAAAATTGTTCTTGTTGATAGTAAAGAATATTATTTGTAGCATCAAACTCTACAACTCTACCAGTTGCATTATTAGTAGCCTGTGTAATCTTTTCATCTGGTTCAAATGTTCCAGTAGCAGAAGAAAACTTCACTGCATATGTTAGTCTTGCTTGTGTTGCAGTTGCAGCTGTTGTTGTACCAGCATTTGTTGGGTCAACAAGTATACCAACTTCTCTAAAATCGTTTCCGATTGCAAAATCATCAGTTTCAGTTTGTTCTAGTTTGGTGTTCATCATTACGAAGTGTCCACCAAGTTCTTCTTGTCCATTGAACCCATGTCCAACTTTTGGTGAAATTACTGGCGAGATAACACCATTACTACCACTACCAATTGTTGTTGCAGTTGATAAATTTGCATCCTTATAAACCTCACCTAGATTTACCACACCATAAGTGTAGTTCTGTCCAGCAGCTTCAATTTGTGTATTGGTTGTTGCGTTAGAACCGAAAGCTTTAATCTCTCCACCAACCACAACAATCTTAACTTTACCACCACTACCGTCACCACGAATTGGTGAATAATAGATACCGCCTGGCCCACCAGCACCGTCAGTTCCGTTGCTGTTAGAATAACCAGAACCAGAAGTAACTCTAACAACTTTGATAGGAGCGCCTGAATATGGTGCAGTATCACCTGATGCTGTCACAGCATCAGCAGAAACAGTTGTGTCTGTTTTTACTGGCATGAAATCTGTTGTAACAAACTTCTGAACCTCAGATGTTGTGAGTGTATACATGTACTGAAGATAGTAACCACCTTCAAAGAATGGTGTGGATGAAGTTGATGTTGGCCCATTTGCACCAGCAGCAATGGCATTTCCATTATTATTGTCTAGTACTTTATAAACTTTAAACTCTGAAGTCATAAAGTAATACTTTGCATCATACAAGTTAATCGCACCAGACTGTGCTGGGTTAGTTGTTGTTACATCATGTTCGTACATGTCATAAACTGTTCCGTTAACATAGTTCCTACGAGGAACACAAAATGAAACGTCAGTAGATCCAATTCTCTTGGCAGCAAGCATTGAATCCCACTTATAACTTTCTACAGTAACAGTATCTTGAGGTGCTGGTGGTGTTGTATCTGTACCACCAGATGTTGTTGTAGTAAAAGGTGTTGCTTTACCAATGAATAGATAATAGTTTGATGCAGCTGCTTCTGAAAAAGATTCCAAAAACTGTTCTGCATTATGTTGTCTGAATTTTTCAGTAATAATTGCTGCCATTGTTCTTTCCTATAATATTATTTATTCTGTTCTCAGAAGGGTGCATCTGAAATTGTATTACCATCTGCTACCCATTTTAAAATCTCTTGATAGTCTATATTACCTTCTGCTACTGGCACAGATGTTGTGATACCAGTGATTTCATTACCATCTGCATCATTGTATACAACCATTAGATTACTATCATCATTCGGTATTTTTGTTACTGTTTTAATTTGCATAATTTATTCCTATATGTCTGCACTAAAATGAAATTGTAATGATGCTCCAATAATAAATTGATCGTGTCGAACAGTACTAGGTGATATGTAATATGTTCCTACCATACAACCAGAATTAGAATGAGCGTGTCTAGCCAATGTGTTGAGATTTCCGTTCCCAGCCTGATCTGTATAACCTTGGTTCTGATAATAAAATTCAACTTGACTACCGCTTGGAGCACTACCTCCTGAGAAATTAGAATTACTAATGTTATGTGTCAATGTGGGAATTGTTCTCATTGTTACTGGAAAGGGTACATGAAAAGCAAAATGTCCTACGTTAGTGCCTGCAACAACTGTACCAAAATTTACATTTGCAGTAAGATTGGTTTGAGCTGCCTGTCCATTGCCTCCAGACATAGGATTGTAAAAGTACCGTTGACAAATCGCAAGGTCTTCAGATGATGTAAGATGCTCGAATGGTGTGGCCGTGTCGCCAACTTCCAATTGAACGCCTGTAATTTCAAATGTAGCTCCAGCGGTATTAGACCAATCCTGAGCAAAGTTTGGAAAATATCCAGCAGTTTGTGTTCTATTATACCAAGCCTCTGTAACTGCCTGTGAGTGTCCAGTGTAAGTAGTTCCATAATCAGGACAAATAACAACTGTAAACCCATGATCGGTATTATCATCAATTTGAAGATTTGAGTTGCCAGGAACTGTACATGTTACTTTTGTCCAAGTGTTAGCTGCAAGTGTAAAAGCTTTGTTGTAATAATAAGATGTTCCATCTATAGTTCTAAACTGACTATAATAAGTTCCAGCTAAAGAACTTTTAACCCAATAACTAAGAGTTAACTTTGAATTTGGATCTGTGTAATTCCAACCAGATCTAGCAATATTTTGTGCTTCGATATGTTGTTCCAACTGTGAAAAAGTTCCAGCAGCGTTACTTGCAGAAGTAACAGTTGCATGATAAGACTTACGAAACCCAAGAGTATATGGAGTGTCACTAGAACTTAAAGTATGTTGAGACTGTGTAAGAGTACCACCACCGCCATAGTTTAATTTCCATCTATCAACGGTTTGATACAATCCTGTTGTACTACTAGTGCCTCTTTGAGCAATATTAAAAGCACCATTAATAATAATATTTCTGCGTCCAAGATTTACTGTGTCAGCAATCTTTGCAGTTGTTATTGCATCATTAGCAATCTGTGCTGTAGTGATAGTACCAGCTGCAATATCAGCAGCTGATACCGCTAAATCAGCAATTGCATTAGAACCTAATCTATCTAGAGCCATAGGATACCTTCCTTATGATTTTATATTACAGAGCGGCGACTGCTGTTTTAAACGCAGCAAAGTCTGCTGAACCAGCAACCAATGTTTTCCACTGTGCAATTTTATAGTAACCTGTCACAGTTGTTGCAGTAACAGTTGTTGCCGCAATAGTACCAGCTGCACTAATATTACCACCGTTGATTGTCATTGTTCCATCTGTAATTGTTGCTGATGTAAGTGAAGTCATACCAGCGATAGTTGTTACAGTAGCACCAAGTGCCATACCAGTTGAACCAAGAGTAATCTGACTGTTTGTAAGTGCAGAGTTTGGTAGTGCTGTTATTGTGTTGGCGCCACCATTGATAGTCTTGTTGGTAAGTGTATCAGTTGATACTCTACTCACCAAAGTTGAGTCTGCACCAGCAGGAAGCAATTGTATGTTAGTAACACCAGCTGAGTGTGGTTGACCGAGAAGCTTTTGTCCATGTGAATTCGATTCACAGTTTAGTGTAATTGATCCAGAGTTTGAACCACCACCACGAATTTCAACGATTTGGTTTCCAGCAGAAATTTTTAGGTTAGCAGATGATCCTGATTTGATACCACTACTACCATCTATTTCTGGGTCGGTTAAAGTTTTGTTTGTTAAAGTTTCTGTACCAGTGAACGTAGCAAAGTCATCTGCGCTAAGAGCAGACCCATTACCGAGTTTGGTATAGATTTCTACAAAGTTGGCGTTGAGTTTGCCTGCACCAGTGCGGAGGTCATCACCTGTTCCGTCATTTGCAGCCGAACCACGCCCGATTGGTTGATATGCCATTTCTGGTTTCTCCTATTAAATTATTATACCTTTATTTATACATTTAGGTCAAAGGTATTCTGTGGTTTAAGTTATTTATATTACGTTCCTTCATCATATGTTACTGAAGATGATATAGCACCACCTTGTGCCTCATCGAATTGTTCAATAACCATATCGAATGTGTAAGGTGTTTCAGTATCAGAAGTTTCAGTAACTAGTTTTCCACCTAGAGCATCTTCAAGTGATGTGAAACTTCCAGTATCTTGATTAAGGAATATGAAACTTCCAGCATTTGTTCCACTTCCATCTGTACCATCAAGAAGAACATTAGAATTGTCTTCAAGTAATTGATTGCCTGGCGTACCATCAAGTAACATTCCAAACGCAGTAGAGTCGAATAGTCCAGCAAGTGAACCCACATCGAATAGTCTAGAGGTTGAATCGAATGATTCAAATCTTGTTGCAGATGTATCACGAGGGAATATTCTTTCATCGAATGTTGCTGGATCAAATGTAACATTGTTTGCATCAAACTTGACACTGTTCTGATCAAATCTATTAACGGTGAAGTCAAACTTCAAGTTACTAGTATCAAATCTATTCGTTCCGAATGCAGTAGCCTCTGAGAACTCTTGTCTGTTGTCATCGAATGATCTAAACGTATCATCAAATCCATTAATACGAAGTCCTCTAGAAATAAATATCTCGCCTGGAGGTGGTACGTTAGTTTTTGTTCGATATGCAGAAAGAGGAATAATGATATTCGTTTCGTCAAATGAATTTGTTTCAATCTGGTACTTATCTTCTTGGTCAAATTTTATACTTGTATTAGAAAAATTTGTTCTTCCAGTAACATCAGACCTTACTGATACTTGATCGACTCTGATATGTCCAAACTGATTTAGTGTATAGTATGCACCCTCATTATCTGCCCTGATTGCTCTTGATCTAAATCCATCAGAGCCAGGATAGTGCTGTGCATATGCAACACTGTCGATTGGTGGTTGTGTAAATGCATACTTGGGTAACAAGTCAAGAGTTGGGCCAAGTGCTTGTGGTGAGTTACCAGCAATCCCACCACTAAATTGCACAGATACACTAACAGAAGATGTAAGTGTTAGTTCTCGTGTACCAGATGATAGAGGTGCATCCTCTTGACCTTCTCTAGTAATATCTCTACTAAAGATAATATTGTCACCAGTTTCAAGAAGAACATCATTTCCATCTTCAAGTAAAAGATCACCTTCTTCTGCTCGTAGTGTTGTACCATCAGTCTTAGTACCCAACCTTCTACCAAACACTTCAACAAAAAGTGTTCTGAGTGTAGATGCAAGTTCTGGTGTAAATGTTTGAGTATCACCTGTGAAGTCGATAATATCACCAGCAGCTGGGTTGCGAATACGCAAAGAATTAAGTTGTGCATCTGCTAAGGATGTTGCAAATGATACCTCACCAAACACGTTCCACCCAGCTGGGTGAATTGAACGTCTAATAGAGTCACGCCAAAGATTAATTGATTCACCAATACGAACAACATATGAATAATCTTGATAGTAGAAACTATCTTGAACCTTCATAGAGTTTTCGCTTATGTGTCCTCTTTCAGTTACAAACTGTCCACCAGTATTTGCAATTGCAGTAATAGCAGTTGTAGCCTTTGAATGCTCACATTGAACAACTGTACCAATAGCACCACCAGCAGTTTTAATAATATCACCAGTAAAGAAATGTTCTACTGGTGTTTCTAATTCTAAAATCCTATTAGTAGGATTAAAAGATACGATAGATGCAGTATGGGTTGTTAGTGTATCACCAATCGTGAAAGCGCCAGTTATATCTTTAACTATAATATTTCTGTTCATGGTAATCTTTGGAATAGAACTATAGCCTAATCCAAGATTATTAATCTGAATTCCTAATACTTTACCAACACCACTTCTTGATAATGCCAAAGAAGATACATTAGAACCTATACTAGAACTTATACTAATAGTTGGTAGTGTTGTATATCCATCACCATTAGATATCATTCGTATTTTAGAAATAGAGGTAGCTTCAGCTGCAACACTCAAGTCAGTAAAGGTTTGTGTCTCAACGATTATATTGTTACCATCTTCTAATATAAGATGGTCTGTTTCTGTTAACTGTTGTTCTTGGTGTAAGAAGAACTCTTCTGATTCTTCTCTGAGAAGTTTCTCAATACCCTCACTTCCCTCACGAATAATCCTACCACCATCTTCAAAGAGTAGATCATCACCAGCATCTGCCCCAGATGTATTAGACTTATCTAGAAGTAGAGTATAGAACTCTTCAACAATGTGATCACCATCTTCAAATAAAAGTTTATCAACATGTTCTAAGACAATATCATTGTGATGCGTTTCACCTTCATATACAATGTTGTCTACTTCTGTTTCGTCTTCCAAAACAAAAGAACCACCAAGGATTGTAATCCTTGCAGATGCACCAGCACCATTTGTATTTGAATTATTAAAAACAACTTCATCGTCATAAGTGTAGTTTACACCACCATTCTCAATATGAACTTCATCAATACCGCCTGCACCTACAGCAGAAACGGCAGCCTGAACTCCGATACTACCTAAGAGTTCAAAGTTAACTTTATCGCCTGCTTTATAATATGCACCTTGTTCTGTTACTGTTGTTTCATTAACAATACCAGAAACTTCTGCACGAATAAGTTGGTCAAGTTCATTAGAAACAGCGTTGACAGTTTCACCAATAGTGAACTCACCATTTATTGTTGTCCTATCAAGATTAAGTTCAGCAATAAGTTGTGCGCCTTCTTTATACTTGATAACTGTTTGGACAACAGCAGTAGCTTCAGATGTCTCACCTGTTATAACTCTACCAACAATCTGTGAGTAATCAGATGTACCAATCTCTGTAACACGCATAAGAAAATCATCAGACCACTGACCATCAGATATCCTTAAAACATTTTCTCTTGGGTAAATGAGAGAGGACTCTTCATCAAAGAGAATTCTAAAAAATAGTTTGTGTCCTTCTTCCGTACCTTTTGTCTCATACAAGTCTCTGATGTTCTTCATCAGATTTCTTTTTGATATCCCATCTGCAACTGTCTCTGGAATAGATTCCATAATAGCTGCTTTGAACTTATCTAAGAATGCATAAACAGTATTGTCAGTATCGGCATACGCAAGAAGTTGTTGAATGTTTTGTACTGGATTTGCTTTGTATGAAACAACTGGGGCCTTTGCACCAGAGGTTTCTCCTACAACATTCTCTCCCTCTTCAAATCTTTGTTGGGATGTAATGTAAAGAACTTGGTCTGAATCATAATCGTCTACAAGAATAGTGGCAGTATAACCACTAGTCTCACCACGAATTATTTCACCAGCCTGAAACTTACCAACAGACTCTTCAAGAACAACTTTCTCTTCTATCTGAGAAAGAATATAGTTTACACTATTTGTTTCTTGAATAACATAATCGTTTGAACCGCCCAATTTAAGTTGAGCAGCTTCCATGAACTGAAAATAATGTTTCAGAAATTTGATAAATTGTGGGTGTTCTGACTGAACGAATTCAGGCAGTTGACTTTGAATATGAGGTGAAATCTTATTCGTTAGTTTTGGAGTACGTCCATCCATTTAAAAAAACCTATCAATAACCAGAGGAGCTGGAAGAGTGACTATGAGAATCAGAACTTGAAGAACTTGAACTTGAAGAAGAGGAACTTGAAGTTGAAGAGATTGTTGTTCCACCACTTGCAGCACCACTTGTAGCTTTACCGAATGTACCAACCACAGTATGAGAGCCAGGCGAAGGAGTACTTCCCTGTTGATCTGTCTGTGCAGTAATTCTTGAACCACCACTATCAATACTTAAAAGTTGGTTTCTTACTGGAACGATATCATTTGAATCTGGAATTGCAAAGAAGTGAATTGTACCATCACCATTCATAGTAGATGTGATCTGTAAATCATTTACAGTAATTGTACCTGTAGTATAATTGATATCACCAGCGTTTGCATTTATATAAACTCTTGATTGTGCGACTACCTGATAAACTCTTACGATACCAGAACCATCATCATCAATGAAATGTGTTGCAGTAGAACCAGCGACAGTAAATCCTGTTGATGATATTACTGGTGGTTCATCATCATGTGGATGATAGATTGAATTATAAAATTTTATAACATATTGTTTCTTAGTATTAATCTGAGCTCTTTGTGATTTGTACATTCTAATATTAGAAATGTTGCTAATGATAGAAGTGTCGGATGTATCAATCAATCTAGATATTTCTGAGAAACGATACATACCGTCAAACTTTTCTAGATTATTATCACTGTATTCTGAAATTGTATTTGCAACTATTGTTTCTAAGTCACCAGAACTCTTAGTAGTTGTTGTCGGATCATATCTAAAGTTTACATCCATGATGACGTAAATGTTTTCTGGATCAACAATAACTGGACGAACCGAAGCAATGTTATAAGATTTTAATTGTGAGACAATATTTTCTTTTTGAGCTTCAGTTAAGAATGTTCCTTGAAGTGGACTAATAGAAATATAAACCTGTCCATAAACTGGTGGATCATTATCTTCTCCACCCCACACTTGGATAGTTTTAATGTTGGGATATATCGTAGGAAGAATTTGTTTATAATCAAATCCAGTGACAGCACGTTTCTGTGCAGTATAACTGAGAGGTGCATAGTACTTGATTGATTGAATTGTTTCTGCTTCATCACCACCAGATGCAGATTGAATAGTAGACACCGCAACATTTGTTTGTCCATTGATAGATGTTACAGTAAATTGGTTTGCACTATTAGCTAGTGTTTTATTTGTAACAACGTATTCCATAATAATAATGTTACCGTCAGAAAGTTTCTTACCTATTACGTCATCTCCAAAGTAAACTTCAAATCTACCGTCATCTGTTTCTTGTAGAAAGTATACTGGATCAGAACCAGTTGTGCCTGTGATTTCACTGGCAAGTGCAAATGTTTCCAATGTAGTATCTGTGGCAGATTTCTGTACTGACACTTTAAGTGTTGTCGTATCAGCTCTATTATTCGCCAACAAATATTTCTTTTCTGGATTGTTATAATCTACTGTGTACTTTGTTGTTGTGAGTGTGCCTTCATAAATTGGAATGTTTGAAAAGATAAGAAGTCCGTTTGTAATTTGTGTTGTGATATCTTCATTAGTAACAAAACCATAAGTCGAGTTGTTTACTGAAGTTGAAAACTTTGTACCTTTAGGCATTGTCAAGTTTGACAACTGATTATTAGTTACAGTAATCTCTACTCTTGCAACTGGAGCCCTTGCAGAACGTGGAGTATATCCCAAACTCTTTGCGTGTGATACAACTGAACCACGAGTTGTCGCACTATCCAAAAACATTTCATTCGTTGCAAAGTTGGCATTCATTGCAAGATAATGAGTATTGTATGCAAGTAAGTCTATGATAGTTGAAAGTCCAGAACCTTCAAAGTTATAATCAGAGAACTCTGACTGGCCCTTCATGTATGTTTTTAAATTATTTTTTATTGCATCGAAATCTAATTCGGTAACATTAACTTCTGATTTATTTGCCATTTATCTAAGTCTCTCTAAAAATACGTTTACAGTCTGAGCACCAGATGGAGAGTTTACAACAAAAAATTCTATGGTAACATTGTATGCGTTTTGATCTACGTTTGCTGTTGATGATACGTTGATAAGTTCTACTCTAGGTTCAAAGTTTGTAATGACATCTTGAACGTGCCGTGAAAGAACGCTCTCTACGATTGGTGTTACTGGTTCAAATAAAACTGCACGAACATCAGAACCAATCTCTGGATGAAATGGCCTTTCATAGAAGTTCGTATTAATTAAATTACGAACACTTCTCTTCACTGCTTCAACATTAGTGAGCTTAGTTATATCACCAGTAAGAGGATGAGCAACAAAATTTAAATTCAAGTCAGAGAAGACTTGTGCGTTTCTATCTGAATCGTTTGTTGCAGACGCATCTCTAAATGCAGTTGGATTAGCAGCCATTTAATTCTCCTTAATTGTATTTATAACGAAATTACAAAACGACTAGAGCTCTATTCTTTATATGTTCTTCTTCTATGTCATCTTTCGACTGTCCATAATATGCAACAGCATGATGTTCTGATATCATCTTATCATTAAGAATACTTCCATCAGTCAATTTAAATTGACCAAGTATCCTACCATATTTACCCTTCCCATCCTTGACAGTCACAAGAGTCTGGTTAGAACCTACAGGCATATGTGCCTTAACATATTCCTTTGCAGCTGTTCCATACTTCTTTTCTTCCAAGTCTCTCGTTCTAGATTCTGGTGTATCAATACCATAAAAACGTATACGTTGTTTTCTCAACCATACACCAAACCCCAAGTCAATGTCAACGTCTGTTGTGTCACCATCAACCACTCTTAATATCTTACAATTATATTCGTACATCTTATCCTCCAGCGAATACGTTAGACGAACCAGAGTTGGATGCATTAGGCACCCATGAACCGTGTCCACCTGTTGCGTCACCTTTTCGATGAACGCCTATACCATTTACAAATACGGTTGAACTTCCAGCTGTTGCTGGATCTCCGCATGATGTTGTGTCTCCAATCCTAACAGTCGCTGCACCATTTGTAAATACATTTGGTGAACCAGCTGCGTATGCGGTTTGGTGAAATGGATTAGGTGTAGGACTTGCGTGTCCTACATGATTATCTAATCCAACTCTTGTTACTTCAGGCATAATTATTCCTATGCGTATATCTGATAGAACTTACCGTACTCTTTATATCTTCTATGGTTATAAAAAGTTGCAATATCAAATCTATTACCAGACGGTTTAAGTGAAATGTGTAACCAAGGATTACCAGAACCACCAGTTTGATATTCTAGTAAGAATTGATCGTGCGGTACATTTTCACGAACCCACAATGCAATATCATAATACTCAGACCTTGATGCACCACTAAATTGCATATCAGCAGCCATTCCTCTTTCATGCTGAGATGCACCTTTCGCTGGGCGGAAACCAGAAGTGATAAACATATTTGGGTATTGGTCTTTTATTGGATCAAGAACATTAGTTGCCAAGTTCTTGAGATTATTTATTATGTCTTCTAGAGTTAAACCGTGTTGTTCTTTTATCTTATGTCCGAACGCCGCATTCTTTGATACGTCACCAACCTTATAATGTTTTGATATCTGTAGACTATAATCAACACTCTGTTCCGTAAGTGTAACCTGTTCAACAGCTCCTACTGATTGATTACCAGCCTCTACAGATGCTATGTTTGGATTTTCTCCTGTTTCTGCACCGTGTTCCGTAATGTCATCTGGAACATTTGGTTCTGCAATCAATCTTCTTGATGCACTTTCCGTATTGTATCTACCCTCAAGCGCATTGAAAGAATAATCAGAGAATGATGTCGGTAGATATTTTCCAGCTGCAACCGCAGCTTTGATTTCATCTTCACTCTTCTCAACATCATCGTCACCCATAAACTCACCTTCATCTGGCAATTCTATTCTTGGTTTCTCATCAAGGACTATTGCCTCAGGTGGTTCAGTAATCTCTTCACCTTCTTCATATGTTGGAAACCCACGAGAGTCTTTGAACTCAATGTCTGGAGCAGCTATCACCGCAGCTGCAGCTCTGCCCGCTTTGTTAAAGTCTATTGTAGAACCAACCAAGTCCATTGCACTACTAGATGTAATATTCATCGTAGTACCAGCATTAATATCCATAATTGTAGAAGTGATAAGATTAATATCATCACCAAACATATAGACACCATGTCCATCACCAACAATATCCAAGTTTCCTTTAATGTTTGTTTTGTAATCCCCATCCACATTGATAGTAAAGTTTGCCTGTGTCTGTAGTTTTATATCTGCAACAGCTGTTGCGGTAATGTTTTGTTGGGAAGTAATCTCTGTGGACTCATTTGAATACATACGAATATTTTTGCCCGCATGGAACGTAATGTTTCTTCCGACATTCCAAGTCATGTCCTCATCTACTTGTCCATTGACAGAACCACGAACATAAAGATTAGTATTACCGTCAACATATAAATCTACATTACCACGAACACGAACCTTTTTGTTCTTGTGAACGACTTCATAGTCCTCACCAATAATCTTAGTAACCTTTGTTCCGTCAGGATGAACTTCATAGAACGTACCAGAACGATGATACTCATGTATCCGTTCATGGCCAGGCGTATCATCAAACTCTTGAATGTGACCAGACTCAGTTTCCCTTACATGGTTGAATGGATACTGTGCATTGAACGGAGTCTTTGGTTCACCTGTCAAATCATCCACACGTTTCTTTTTGAAATCTACTACTGGATGTTGTTTAGATAAATCATTTACCGCAAGTCTGTTTGTGTCTACCTCATTTACCCTACGAGGATAATAAGAACGAGGATCACCAAACCCATTAAGAGTCTGTTGCGTTGAAACTGTTACTTCAACTTCCGTACCTTCTCTTGGTGGTTCATCGAATATGATTTTATTATCTTCAATTTTATATGACATTATGATACCTCAGTGTTAATCCCTTTTTCCTCTGCGTATTCCTTAATACTTTGAGAACCATTCTTTAGGGAAGTAGGTGGGCCTTGTGTAAACTCAGATGGATAGAAGTGTCCAACATCATTTGGAATATCATTCTTTAATTTAAATTGTCCTAGTGCTGCAACTGCCCGTGAAGTATAGTTATCACCACTTGTACCTGTGTCGTACTTTCCGTTTGGTAGATAGATAAGAAGATCTATTGCACATCCGTAATTGTGCCATGAAGAACCAGGCCGTGCAGCTCTGTTTTTTGTTCTACCAGATTTATAATCGTTGTAAAGTTTTCTTTGTTCTGCCATAGATCTGTATCCGTATCCGATACTTGCATCATAGTCTGGATTATCTTCAATGAACTTTACAATACCATTCGCCCATCTATCACGCAACCAAGGAACAAGACTGTTCAGTGCGTTTGCAGTTCTGTTACCATATCTCGATCTACCGAAGTCATCTGATGTATATGTTCTACCACCAGAAAACTCTGGTGCTTGTGCTTCTGTATTGATTGGTGATTCTGATGGTCTGTTTTCTGCTACATCTGATTCGCCATCTTTTGTTACGAGAACAGTTGAGTCCATAGTTCCAATTGGTGTTGTGAATTCTGTAGTGTTACCATCTGCAATAAAAGAAGTTGTCTGAACTTGTGCGGCTGGTTTCTGTTGATCGTCAGAGTAATCAAATGGAGCTCCACCTTGTGGTGCAGCGGAAGCATTAATCTTGCCTGGCAATGTTCCGAATACCATTGGTTCTTGCATGAAGTCTGGATCACGCCAGAAACCAATCACCCATGTACCTTCAATCGGCCCAGTAGGTGACATACCAATACCACCAGATGATGCAGAGTTCGCTGGTTGAATACAAAACGCCCAAGGCAAATCGCCAGTAGGAAGTTTTGTTTTATCTTCTGTGTGATATCCGAATACACGAACACGAACTCTACCTAGTGCCTTTGGGTCGCCTCTATCTTCTACGACACCAATCCACCAGATAAACCCATCACGCCCAGCAAAATAAGAAAGATTTTGTTCCATATAGAATTCCTTTCAAGTATTTATACTGTTGTATCAAAGCACCAAACAGGATTTATTTTTTATGGCTATAAAAATATTCAGCTGTATCTAATAAGTAATAGTCGCATATAGACTATGCGTAATCAAAGGATTTCAATTACATGAAAAATATAGTACTTGCTGCAGCATTGGTTGCAGGCACATCAGCTATGGCCGAGGATGGACTTTCTTGGGGTGGCGAATTAGATACAAAATACAAAGTTGATGCAGAAACATTAACTATGTCATTAGAACCAGACGTAACATACACATGGGGTTCATCTGCTTTAACAGTAGGTATGGACATTCCAGTATGGAACTCTACATCTGCTGATAATTTTATATTACTAGATGCATTGGATGCTGGTAAACAGCCTGATCTAGATATGGAAGTTACTCATCAGCTACGAGATAACATAGAGTTGTCAGTAGGAACTGCATGGGATTTAAACAGACAAGCACGAGAAGAGATTACACTAGGTGTTTCTTTCTCATTCTAATATAATAACAAAAGGGAGCCCGAACAGGACTCCCTTTCTCTTTTCGTTGGTCGGAGATGCTGGATTTGAACCAACGACCCCTTGTTCCCAAAACAAGTGCGCTACCAGACTGCGCTAATCTCCGTCAGACACATGGAAGATTTTCTACAGTGTCAATTAAATCAATCACCGAATCTTTATTCAGAAAACCATTCACCGTATCTTCATCATTTGTAATGGGTGGAAGCGAGTACGGTTCACCATTACGAGTCAGCATAATTTCAAACAGACCCATCTTGCCGCCATACGACATGTCGTGGCGTACAATTGATAATCCATATCCATTATCAAAGTCAACTTCACCACCATACTCGCTTCCTTTCAAACTATCCTCTTTAAAAAAAAGATAGTCCGAAACTTTATATTCCTTTACCTTATCAAACATCTTAGTAGCATACAATCTTGGGTGTCTTACTTCCGTCAGAGTGATAAACAAACTTACTCCAACACTGCTGGATACCCATACCGTTACTAATATTACCAGTACCTATAGCAAACTTCACTTGATTATTAATATTCGACTTACCACCAAGTAGTTGTTGAAGCACCGATTGAATCAGAACTTGTTTCATCACAGCGTCATTACTCTGTATCTCAAAAGCATTCGCATTCGTTCCTACAAGAGCTACACTCATTAACATTCCACAAATTATTTTTTTCATATTCATCTCCGATTGACCTTGACCGTTTTTTACATTCCTAAGTATTCTGTTTTCAGAACTTCTAGACGCTGCGCTGCGATATCCA